GCATTACCTTGTAGGGCAGGATATACTTAACAGCTCTCACAAGATACACCTTATTCAACAGGATAAGGATTCTCAATCTATAAAGGTTTGGATTCAGAGGGAGGACGAGATTCTTCTTTGGAAAGAATTCAATTCAAATATGCCAATTTCAATCGAGTACAATATAAATTTTTAAGATGAGCGAAGACCAAAAAGATGCTTTAGAGCAACTTAAGAAATCAGAAGAGTCAGCAAAAGATACGTTTGATTCGTGGGTAAACAACTTAGAAGACCAAGAACAGCCTGATGCTTGCAGCATTGATGACGAGGACTGTGAAGCTTGTGGGTCGTAATGAAGTCTCCATTTAATTTTATTGTACGCCCTTTAGAAGGGAAGAGATATAACAACACCAAAAGCATTGGCGGTATGGAGTTTGTCGTTAGTACCTCCGAGGAAGACCATAAGTTTTCTAACCGAGAAGCTGTTGTTGTTGAGACACCTGTAGGGTATACGGGAGATATAAAGATTGGCGACACCTTACTAGTACATCACAACGTGTTTAAGTTTTACAACGACATGAAGGGTAGACGTAAGAGTGGTAAGAGTTACTTTAAGGATGATTTATTCTTTGTAGATAACGACCAATTCTACTTATACAAGCAGGATGGGGAATGGAATAGTCATGATAGATTTTGTTTTATAGAGCCTGTAGCTGTTGTAGAAAGCTTTATAGATAAGTCATGTAAATACGAACCTTTAATAGGTCGCGTTAAGTATCCTAATGACTACTTAAGGTCAAAGGATATAAAGGAAGGTGACTTAGTTACCTTTAGCCCTGACAGTGAGTATGAGTTTAAGGTGGATGATAAAACCCTATACAGAGTATTCGACCATCAGGTAACTATGAAGTTGTAATATGGATTCAATAGATTTACGTAAGGAAATTATAGAGGCGGGGTATAAGGCTGTGAAGCAACTCATTAAGGTTGCTAAGGAGGATATTATAAAGCCGGACCCTATGGATGAGCTTGCTGCAGATAAGTTAAAGAACGCAGCCGCATCAAAGAAGCTTTCTATATTCGATGCCTTTGAGATATTAAAAAGAATTGATTCAGAGCAGGAGACTTTAGATATAGAATCTAAGGGTCCTAATAGAACGGATACAAAACAAGGATTTGCAGAACGAAGGTCAAAATAACTTATATCGCGTTATTCCCGATTACATCCCCTCAAGGCCACTATCAAAAAAAAATGGTAGCCGAAGTTGGTTGTATGGGTACAACGAGGAGTATGACTTTGTAAACATATCCAAGACAGGTCAGATAGGTGAGGTCGTTGAAATCTCAGGACTACGAATAGGATTACCTCCTACGCCTAAAGATTGCTACAGCAGGAATAAAGCAAAATCACAGCAGTATTGGGAGCGTGAAGAGTTCCCAAAAGAACTGCAGAAAATAAACTCTATATTTCAATGGAATGATATGCCGTCACCTTTTAAGGATAGATGGGTTGATTATATAGAGTCTGAGTTTGATAGAAGGGAGGAAGGGTATTGGTTCATGAATCATGGTGACCCGGCCTACATAACAGGTTCACACTATATGTATCTACAATGGACTAGTATAGATGTAGGTTATCCCGACTATCGAGAAGCTAACAGAATATTTTTTATTTTTTGGGAGGCATCAAAGGCTGACAAGCGTTCTTTTGGTATGACTTACCTTAAGATAAGGCGTTCAGGATTTTCTTTTATGGGGTCCTCGGAAGCGGTAAATACGGGTACGCTAGCGAAAGATTCTAGGGTAGGAATACTATCTAAGACAGGTTCTGATGCTAAGAAGATGTTTACCGATAAGGTTGTCCCTATCAATAGCAGGCTACCTTTCTTCTTCAAGCCAATCATGGATGGTATGGATAAGCCAAAGACAGAGCTTGCATTTAGAATCCCTGCATCTAAGATTACTAAGAAGAATATGTACGACACTGAAGCTGAGGAGCTTGAGGGGTTGGATACTACAATAGATTGGAAGAATACGGATGACAACTCGTATGATGGTGAGAAGCTATTGCTACTAGTACACGATGAGAGCGGTAAGTGGATTAAGCCAAATAATATCTTAAACAATTGGCGCGTAACAAAAACGTGTCTACGTTTGGGTAGTAAGATTATTGGTAAGTGCATGATGGGTTCTACATCAAATGCACTATCTAAGGGTGGTAGCAACTTCAAGAAACTTTACGAAGACTCTGATGTAAATACTAGGAATGCCAACGGTCAAACCAAGAGTGGTATGTACGCGTTGTTTATTCCTATGGAGTGGAACATGGAGGGTTTTATTGATAGATATGGGATGCCTGTATTTAAAAAACCTAATAAGCCCGTGTTAGGAGTGGATGGTGAGATGATAAGTAATGGGGCTGTAGATTATTGGGAGGCTGAAGTTGATTCACTTAAGGGTGACGCTGATGCTTTAAATGAATTCTACAGACAGTTCCCTAGAACAGAGTCGCATGCTTTTAGAGATGAGAGCAAGTCTTCGTTGTTTAACCTTACTAAAATATATCAGCAGATAGATTATAACGATTCATTGATTACAGAGCACCACGTAACTCGTGGCTCATTCCATTGGAAGGGAGGGGTAAAGGATACTGAGGTTGTATTTAGCCCCGATACTCGTGGTAGGTTCTTGGTAAGTTGGATTCCTAATAAGAATCTTCAGAACAGGTCTGTAAGCAAGAGAGGTAACAAGTACCCGGGTAATGAGCATATAGGTTCATTTGGGTGTGACTCCTATGATATATCAGGAACTGTAGGTGGTAAAGGGTCCAACGGCTCCTTGCATGGGCTTACTAAGTTTAACATGGATGAGGCTCCTAGTAATGAGTTTTTCTTAGAGTATATAGCTAGGCCACAGACTGCAGAGATATTCTTTGAGGAGGTTCTGATGGCGTGTATATTCTACGGCATGCCAATTCTTTGTGAGAACAACAAGCCAAGGCTTTTGTATCACTTTAAGAATAGAGGCTACAGAGGTTACTCAATGAATAGGCCTGATAAGGTGTTTAACAAACTCTCAAAGACAGAGAAAGAGTTAGGGGGAATACCTAACTCATCTGAGGACGTAAAGCAATCACACGCCTCAGCTATTGAGTCTTACATAGAAAAGCATGTCGGTATAGATATGAGTGGTGCGTATAGGGATTCTGATGAGATGGGCTTAATGCCTTTCGCTAGAACTCTTGAGGATTGGGCTAGGTTTGATATTAACAATAGAACAAAGTTTGATGCTTCGATTAGCTCAGGGTTAGCCATTATGGCTAATCAGAAGAGCTCGTATCAGCCCGAACAAAAACAGTCAAAAATAAGTGTTACCTTTGCTAAGTACAATAACAAAGGGTCAATCAGTGAATTACTAAGATAGATGAAAGAGGTAAATGTAAACATATCGGCTGCAGGTTTTCCTAGTCAATTTGTTTCAGATGCAGAAAAAGCAACTGAAGAATTTGGGATACAGATAGGTCAAGCAATACAGTACGAGTGGTTCAAGAGAGATGGTAATTCATGTAGATACTACGACCAATGGAGAGACTTTCATAGGTTGAGGTTATATGCAAGGGGTGAACAGTCTGTTGCAAAATATAAGACTGAGCTTGCCGTTGATGGTGACCTTTCATATTTAAACCTTGATTGGACTCCCGTACCTATCCTACCTAAGTTTGTAGACATCGTTGTTAACGGAATGTCTGACAGATTATTTAAGGTTAAGGCTTACGCTGAGGATGCAATATCACAAGAAAATAGAAGTAAGTTTCAGGAAATGATTCAAGGACAGATGGTTGCTAAACCAATCCTTGAGACGATACAGAAGAATACAGGTATGAATCCGTTTACTATGGAGCCTGATGACTTACCTGATAATGACGAGGAGCTTTCCTTGTACATGAACTTAAACTACAAGCCGGCTATCGAGATAGCTGAGGAGACTGCTATTGACACCTTACTCTCAGAGAATAAGTACGTAGACTTAAGGAAAAGATTTGACTATGACCTTACTGTATTAGGCATAGGTGTAGCAAAGCATGAGTTCTTACCGGGCGCAGGAGTTAAGGTTAGTTATGTAGACCCCGCGAATGTAGTGTACAGTTATACTGAAGACCCGCACTTTAAAGATTGTTTTTATTGGGGTGAGATTAAAACCGTACCTATTATTGAGTTAAGTAAGATTGACCAATCGCTCACTAATGAGGATTTTGAAAAAATCTCTCAGTACAGTCAGAGTTGGTACGACTACTACAACACAGCTCAGTTTTACGAGAATGATATTTTTTACAAGGATACCGCTACATTAATGTACTTCAACTATAAGACTACTAAGAAGATTGTCTATAAGAAGAAGGTGTATGATAATGGTGGCTCTAAGATGATTGAGAAGGACGACCAATTTAATCCACCCGTGGAGATGATGGATGAGGGTAACTTCGAGAAGGTAGAGAAAACTATTGACGTTTGGTACGAAGGCGTTATGGTTATGGGGACGAACATCTTACTTAAGTGGGAGATGGCTGAGAACATGGTTAGACCTAAGTCTGCTAGTCAGCATGCTATCTCTAACTACGTAGCCGTAGCTCCTAGAATGTATAAAGGAAATATTGAATCTTTAGTAAGAAGGATGATTCCTTTTGCTGATTTAATTCAGATAACACACTTAAAACTTCAGCAGGTAATATCAAGAGTTGTACCTGACGGTGTTTACATTGACGCGGATGGATTAAATGAGGTAGACCTTGGAACAGGTAGTGCGTATAACCCTGAGGACGCTTTAAGATTATACTTCCAAACAGGTAGTGTGATTGGTAGAAGCTACACGCAGGATGGTGACTACAACCAAGGTAAAGTTCCTATTCAGCAGCTAACCTCAAATTCAGGGGCTAGCAAAACGCAAATGCTTATTGGTAACTATAACCATTACTTAGGAATGATACGAGCTGTAACAGGCTTAAATGAAGCGAGAGACGGTTCTACTCCTGACCCTAATTCTTTGGTTGGAGTGCAAAAGCTAGCAGCGTTAAATTCCAACACAGCTACAAGGCACATATTAGATAGTAGTCTTTATATTTATAAGACGCTAGCTGAAGCTTTAACGTACAGGGTTTCTGATATACTAGAGTACGCCGACTTTAAGGATGAGTTTGTTAATCAGATAGGTAAGTACAATGTATCTATCCTAAACGAGATTAACAGTCTATACATTTATGACTTTGGAGTCTTTATTGAGGTGTCTCCTGATGAGGAAGAGAAAGCTCAGCTTGAGCAGAATATACAGATGGCTTTATCTAAGGGTGATATAAACTTAGAGGACGCTATTGATATTAGAGAGATAAGAAACTTAAAACTTGCTAATCAATTACTTAAGGTTAAGAGAATTAAGAAGCAAGAGCGTGACGAGAAGATGGCTATGCAGAAGCAGGCTATGACAGCTCAGCAGCAATTAAAGTCTCAAGAGATGGCGGCTCAAGTTGCTATGCAAAAGATTCAGGCGGAGAGTCAAGCTAAGATGCAGCTCAAACAAGCTGAGATAGCTTTTGAAATTGAGAAGATGAATAATGAGGCTCAGCTTAAATCCATGCTAATGGATAAAGAGTTTAGTCTTAACATGCAGTTACGTGGTGTGTCCGAGCAAGCTTTAGACCAAAGGGAGAATCAGAGAGAGGATGCTAAGTCGGCTCGCATTAGTCAGCAGAACACAGAGCAGAGTAAATTAATTAATCAGCGCAAGAACAACCTACCGCCTCAGAACTTTGAGTCTAACGAGGATAGCTTAGATGGGTTTGATTTAGCTGAATTTAACCCAAGGTAGTATGGCAACAAAAGGTAGAACAAAAAAGAATAAGATATGCTCTGCAGGAATTGCGTGGGCAAAAAGAACATTCGACAGATACCCTTCAGCTTATGCAAACATGGCTGCAAGTAAATATTGTAAAGACCCTAACTACGCTAAAAAATCTAAAAAATAATGGCAGCATACGGAACTAAAAAGAAGAAGCCTAAAAAACCAAAGTACTAATGGGTGAGCTTAAAAAGTGGAGAGATGAGAAGTGGGTTCGTATAGGGACTGACGGTTCTATTAAAGGAGCGTGCGGTACTAGTAAGAATAAAAAGAACCCTGATAGATGTTTACCACTTAATAAAGCTAATAGTATGAGTAAAGCAGAAAGAGCTTCAACTGCTAAAAAGAAAAAGAAGTACGGCAGAAAAAAACAGTTTGTGTCCAATACCAAGGCAGGTAGGGTCACAAGAAAAAGCGTCTAAAATATAAATAAATTTTGTTTAACTTTGCATAAAATCAAATCAAATGGAAATTAAAGTAAAAGCGTTAGACGGTGTAGAGCAGAAGTCTACAGCGGAGGTGGAAGAGGAATTGCTAGAAAAGCATGAAGAGCAGTTTGAGGACTCAGCACCAACAGAAGAAACTCAGGTAATAGAAGAACCGCAAGCCGAAGAGGTTGAGCAGCAAGAGCCGCAAGGCATTACCGAGGAGCAAGTTCTTTCACATATTAAAGAAAGATACAATAAGGAGATTACATCAGTAGATGAGTTGTTTGTAGAGCGAGAAGCTCAAGAAGAACTACCTGAGGATGTAGCTGCTTATTTTAAGTATAAAAAAGAAACAGGGCGAGGCATCAGTGACTATGTTAAATTACAACAGGACTTTGATGAGGTAAACCCTGAATCTTTGCTAAGAGATTATCTTAAGGCTACGGAAACAGCTCTTGACGATGACGACATTCAGTCGTTAATGGATGAGTATTCCTACGATGCAGACTTAGATGAAGAGTCGGACATTAAGAAAATCAAGGTGGCAAAGAAAAAAGCTATTGCTAAGGCTAAGAACTACTTTACCGAGCAGCAGGAGATGTACAAGCAACCACTTGAGTCAAGACAGGAAGCTATCTCTGAGGGCGAGAATGAGGAGTACAAAGCGTATAAGCAGTATTTGAATGAGGCGGCAACGCAGCAAGAGGAGACAAAAAGAAAGTCTGAGTGGTTCTCACAAAAGACTGACGAGGTTTTTAACAATGAGTTCAAAGGTTTTGAGTTCAATATTGGAGAAGACCAAGTCACTTTTAATCCGGGTAGTGCAGAGGAAGTAAAGAAGGCTCAGCTATCACCAATGAATTTTGTTAACAAGTATTTGGATGATAACGGACTTATGAATGACGCTGCAGGATACCACAAAGCACTAGCCGTTGCAATGAATCCTGAGAAGTTTGCTCAATTTTTTTATGAGCAGGGTAAAGCAAATGCGACAGAGGATGTTATGAGGAAGACTAAGAATATTAATATGACAACTCGCAACGCCCCTGCTTCAACTGTTAAATCAGGAGCACAAGTTAGGTCTTTGAGCAGTGACTCAGGTCGAGGTTTAAAGATTAGGAGTATTAAAAGAAAATAATTTTAAAAAAACAAAAAAATGGCAGGTTCAGTACAGACTAGTCCGGGCTTTGATTTACAGCCCTCAGCACAACAAGTGCCGACAGCGACTAATTACATTACAGATTTTAACTTCTTAAGTCAGTATCTACCGGATACTTACGAGAAGGAATTCGAGCGTTACGGTAATCGTACCGTAGCATCTTTCCTACGATTGGTTGGAGCAGAGATGCCTTCTAACTCAGACCTTATCAAATGGGCAGAGCAAGGAAGACTACACACTAAATACGTTAACTGTAGCTCAGGTGCAGCAGCAGCGCAAGGTACTGCAACTATTACAGTAGCAGATGTTCTTGACCCTAATAGACAGAATATTGGCTTAACAGCAGGTTCTATTGCTATTCGTGTAGGTAATACAGTTATGATTTCTGACAACGCAGGTTCAGGAAGCAATAAAGGGGTTGTAACTTTGGTTGATACAGCAGCAGGTACTTTCAATGTAGCTTATTATGAAGGTACAGGTCAAGCGTTTGGTAACACCGCAACCTTAACTGTATTTATTTACGGTTCTGAGTTTAAGAAAGGAACGAATGGTATGGCAGGTTCTTTAGAGGCTTCTGATGAAATCTTTGAAAACAGTCCAATCATCCTTAAAGATAAGTATGCAGTATCAGGTTCTGATATGGCTCAAATCGGATGGGTTGAAGTTACTACAGAGAATGGTGCGGCAGGATACCTTTGGTACTTGAAGTCTGAGCACGAAACTCGTCTTCGTTTTGATGACTACCTAGAAACATCTATGTTGGAGGCGGTTCCTGCAGCAGCAGGCTCAGGTGCAGCATCAGCAACAGGTGATGCAGGTAACAAAGGTTCTGAAGGTGTATTCTACGTTGTAGAGAACAGAGGTAACGTATGGTCAGGTGGTAACCCTAACGTATTGGGTGACTTTGACGCTGTTATCCAACGTCTTGACAAGCAAGGTTCTATTGAAGAGAACGTAATCTTCGTTGACCGTCAGTTCGGATTCGATGTTGATGACATGTTAGCTGCTCAGAACTCTTACGGTGCAGGTGGTACGTCTTACGGACTATTTGACAATGACGAAGAGATGGCTCTTAACTTAGGATTCACAGGATTCCGAAGAGGTTATGACTTCTACAAGTCTGATTGGAAATACTTGAATGACCCAACTATGCGTGGTGGTTTACCATCAGGAGCAGGTTCAGGAAAAATTAACGGATTGTTAGTTCCTGCAGGTTCAACTTCAGTGTATGACCAAATCTTAGGTAAGAACGCTAAGCGTCCTTTCTTACATGTACGTTACCGTGCTTCACAAACTGAAGACCGACGTTACAAGACTTGGATTACAGGTTCAGCAGGTGGCGCAGCTACTTCTAGCTTGGATGCAATGGAGGTTAACTTCTTGTCTGAGAGAGCTGTATGTACTTTAGGTGCAAACAACTTCTTCTTATTCCAAGAGTAGTATATTAAAAAGGGAGTCCGTTATAGCGGACTCTCTTTTACTTTTTTAAATTCTAATTAAATTCAAATGAAAAAAACAGTAGAGTACGTAGACAAGCAGTATAAATTATTAGGGAATACAACTCCGTTATCATTTATGCTCGCATCAAGAAACACAAGAAGATTTCCATTGCTATGGTTTGATGAGGAGAAAGGAGAGAACAGAGCCCTTCGATACGCAAGAAACCAAAAGAGTCCGTTTGAGGACGAGCAGGATGGGAATGCAATATTAGAGCCTATCATATTCGATGACGGCTTCCTTACAGTTCCAAAAACAAATCAGGTATTACAAAAGTTCTTAGAGATACACCCATCTAATGGTGTTAAGTACGCTACCATTGACAAAGCTAAAGAGGCTAAGGAGATAGTAGAAGACCTTAACGTAGAGGTTGATGCATTAATTGCAGCTCGCGAGCTTTCAATAGAGCAGATAGAGGCCGTAACCCGTGTAGCGTTTGGTACAGACCCAAGCAACATCACTTCGGCAGAGCTTAGGAGAGATATTCTTTTATTCGCTAAGCAAGACCCACACTCATTCTTAGCTGTTGTAGGAGACGCTTCGCTTCAGATTGACTCTAAGGTTCAGTCGTTCTTTGATAAGAACGTGTTAACGTTTAGAAACAACAAGAAGGATGTATTCTTTAATACGCCAAGCAATAAGAAGCGTATGCTGACAATACCTTTCGGTGAGGACCCGCTGTATGTGGTGTCGTCATACCTACAGAGCGATGAGGGACTTGACGTCCTTGAGTTCTTAGAGAAGGTCGCAGAGACCAAGTAGTAAAAGAGGAGGCAGAAATGCTTCCTTTTTTTTTTGCTATCTTTGTTTCATTATTAATCATTTATATAGTTAAAAAGAAAAAACAATGGTAAAATTTATCAAAGTAAACGACATTCCATCGCACGAGGTACTTATCATACCTATTGCAGAGATGTTAAAAGTACAAACAAGTAGTAGTACTGTAACTCAGGTAAGGTATGGTACTGTAAATACAGATATAAATATTATATCTATTGCTCACGACCCAATGCCTTCATCTTCAGATACCGCTATGGTTGATTGGGTTACTAAGCAATTTATTGCAGCTAATCAACGACCTTGGTCAGAGCCGATGTATAATGTATCAGCTTCTGATGCTCCTTATTCAATTTCTAACATTACATTAACATAATTATGACAAAGTATATATATTTAAACGACGGAACGAGTAACGTAATAATTTCAAATGTTGAAAAAATCATGGCTGTTGCAACAGCAGGAACTACATTATTAACATTAAAGATATTTCAAGAAGTTGATAATGATAGTTTTGATACCATAACAATAACTCACGCTACTAACGTAGGAGCGCACGATATGAAGGTTTGGATTCTTGGAGTTATTCAAGACTTGTATAGTTCAAATTGGAAAGAGGTTGCTCCATTACAGGTTCCACCTAGAGCGATTTCATCAATAGTTTATTCTTAAGCCTATGGCAAAATATTTAGGAATACCGTTAACGGTATCAAATGGTAATAGGACACCTCTCACGGCGCAGCCTGAAAAGCTTGTAAACGGAGATTTTTCCGACCCAACAGATGGGTGGACTTTTGGTAATAACACATCAATAGTAGGTGGTAAGTTGGTTTGTACAAGTTCAACTGCTTTTAGTCCTACCTATCAATCTGTAACAATATCTCAAAAAGCTTATGTAGTTACGTTTACGATAGATAGCATTTCGGGCGGTAGCGTAACTGCAAGCTTTCAAAACTCAAAAAACCTTACACCTAGAAGTGTCGCGGGTACGTATACAGAAAAAGTGGTTGCTCCCTCACCTTCTACTAGGTTTGATTTTTATACAACTGACGCAGGAGTTTCTTTTGAAATAAGTAACGTTTCAATAAAAGAAATAGCAGCTACAGAAACGCCTACCTATGGCTCACCTGAATTGGCTACGAATGGGAACTTTGAAGATGCTAGTGATTGGTCCGGAACAAATTGGACTGTAAGTGGTAATGGTAAAGCTGTTCACGCAACTACCAATAATGACAAACTTATTCAATCAATGGGTTTGGAATCAGGTAAGAAATATGCAATACAGTGGACTGTTGTAGATTACAGTTCAGGTTCTTTAGGTGTATCCGCTGCTAGTGGAACTAAGTCAGGTGATGACTCTGTAAGTGCTAACGGAACTTACAATACCGTTTTAGTAAGTAACGGTACAGCTTTTCAGATTTTTGCTAGTGGGGTAGCTTCATTATCAAGCGTATCCGTAAAAGAAGTTCCTTATGTAGAAAGCTCTAACTTAGTAACTTCTCCGTACACACAATCTTTTGATTTAGAAGAAAATTGGAGTGCGGCAAACTCTTTGTTAAATTTTATAGGTGATAACTCAAGCCCTAGATATGCTACTTCTAATTCTAAAATTAATCTTGAGTTTGGTAAAACTTACAGGGTTAAGTTTGATATACTTAATAAAACATTAGGCGGCACAACAAATGCAGGTATAAGTAATACGGGGTACTTTAGTGGTGTTCCTTCATCTCAAAGAGTTACAACCTCAACAGGAAATACTAGCTTTGACTTTATAGCTGTTCTTGAAGATGTAGCGGGTAAAGCTGAGGGAATAAAACTTGTTGGTCAAAGTACTGATACATTTACGATTGCCAACTTTTCAGTTACTGAGGTTCAATACAATTATCTACAGGTAACTGATGGTGGATTTAAGAAATCAGTAAAAGAGGGTGATGTAATCTTCAATACATCCACAAGTACAGAGGGTGTTGTTAAACAGATTTTAGATAACAATGTATTACTAATGTCTAATGACAACTTCTCTACGGCAGGTGAGTTCTTTAACGTATTCGCAGCTAATGGTGACACGAGAGGTAATCAGGTTGTGCGAACGGATAACTACATTATGTCTGAGTATGATGAGAATGCAAGCAACCCACAGGAGACTTCATTTTGGTTTGCAGGTGGTGTTAACGCAGATAAGGTTGCCTTAACGCAGCTTAACCCTGCAACTAACACGTTCTTTGTAGCAGGTGTTATTGAGGAGTACCTTGAGAGGCTTAACACTCAGTCAGCAACGGCAAGCAGATTAGATATTCCTTTAGACGCGTTTAGAGACCACAAAAATAACGAGGTACTAGTAATAACAGCTATAACACTTTCATAAGATGGCGAATTATTTAAAACTAAACAAGTCGTACATAGGTAACGACATATTAGAGAACCCTGAGTTTGCAACGCTAGGTCCGGAGATAATAGTTAATGGTAGTTTTACTGACGTTCCGAACGGAACTGATGTATCGTCTTTACCTAATTGGACTCTAGCGGAAACACCTGTTTCAGCGACTATAGAGGATAATAAGATAAAGCTTGTAGCTGATAGTGCTAGTGATGGTGTAAAGTACACAGCAGCAGGATTAACGGTAGACAAAGTATATAACTTCACATGTGAGATTTCAGGAAATATTACAGACATTCAGACTTACTATAAAGCAAGTGGATTAAGTGGTGATATTGACATAACCTTAACAGGAAACGCTTTATCCTTAGAGTTTAAAGCAAAAGGAACAACTGCACTTTTATACTTTAATAGGTTAACTGCGGGTACTACAGAATTTTTTAACTTTCAATTAAAAGAAACAGGTCAGGTTGAGTATATTGACAACCCTTCGTTTTTAGATGTTGATGATGATACCGATGTAACTACTTTAACGGGGTGGTCTACGGCTGACGCAAGTTATCCTGCTACATCAACAGATGTTGTAGGCCAAAAGCTTGTAATAGTATCAGGCGGAATATACGAAGGAGCGGGGTATGACTTAACGGGTATACCTGACGGAGTGGAGGTTAACCTTAAAATAGAAAGTGTAACCGGTGATATTGGTAATGAAGCTTTATTTTTAAATGGTACAAGTGTTACTATTCCAACCGCCTCAGGCTCTGTTGACTACACGTTTATAAAAGAAGCTAGTAACACTAAGTTATTGTTTAGAGCAGGCTTTAATACTGCAGGTACTACCACCTATGGCAACATCTCAATCCAACCTACTAACGTGTTTGCTTACGCGTGGAATAGAGGTGGCTCAGGGGTTGGTGCTTCAGGAGAGTTTGCTGTATTTAGTGGTGGAACCGCTACGTTAACAACCGCAGCGGGGTCTTCTAATGCCATTATAGGTACTGACACACCTGCCTACTCATCAGGTACTGAATTGGTTCTTAAGTTTAACGTGCTAAGCAAATCAGAGGGTGTTATCTTTCAAATCTTTGATAGAGTAAATTACCTTACTGTTGACGCAAAGCTTGGAGAGAATGAGTTTAGATATAAAGCAGCGGCTAACGGCACTAACCTTCTTGTTAACGTAAAGAGCACAGGTGCTACGGATGAGTTCATTAGCTTAAGCGATATAGAGCTCCAAGAGGTTAAGAATCAACCGAAGCTTATCGGAGTTGATAACGTATCTACAGTGAGTGCGCCAACAAACAGCACGGTTGTAATTAACAACGGTCTGACTGATGGAGCTGACACTGTAACTATCACGTATGCAGAGGCTGACGCAACCTCAACGGTACAGATGAGGAACTTCTTCCAAAATGCAATCGTAGAGTCTGCTAACGCAAATAACACAGGTAAGGTTATTGAGATTAAGTCTCCTGTCCTTATCACCGACATTGTAGCATCTTAATGTTATAATGTAATAGGTTGAAAGAGGAGCTCCATAGGGGCTCTTTTTTTTTTGCGTATATTTGTGAAAAGATTTAATAATGATAGATGACGTTAGAACCACAGTACTTGCTGTGTTAAATAAGAATAACTACGGGTATTTATCTCCAATGGATTTTAACCTGTACGCTAAGCAAGCGCAGCTTGAAATATTCGAGAACTTATTTTACCAATACAATACTCAGATAAACTCAGAGAACGCGCGTAGGTCAGGAACTGACTACGCTGACATATCAAAAGGAATACTTGAGGATATAGATTTGTTTAGTGAGAGCTCAACTTTAACGAGTAATTACGGAACACACGTTTTACCTAACAATTATTACTATATAAATAGGATTACAATAAGTATTAATAATATTAATGTTGAGGTTGAAAGAGTCTCTCAAGGCAAGATTACAGCTTTAGAAATTTCCCCACTTACAGCTCCAAGTGATGAGTTCCCTGTATACACTCAAGATGGAGGTGTTATAAAGATTACACCAAATTCGGGCCAAGCAACTGCAAGATATATTAGATACCCTTCAACGCCCAAGTGGACTTATACCGCAGTAGGGAGTAATGTACCTATATTTAATCCAAGTGCGGGGGATTATGAGGATTTTGAGCTACCCCTTAGCTATCAAAACGAGTTGGTGAATAAGATACTTAAGTACGCAGGGGTTGAGATTCGTGAGACCATGGTAGTTGATTTTGCTAATAAACAGGAACAACAAAATAATATAGAGCAACAATAATGGCATATATATCTCAATACGAATATTACGAAAACAACGGCTCTAATCCTGAGGATAAGAATTGGGGTTCATATCAGTACGTTAGCCTAAAGGATATAGTAACAAACTTCATGCTTATGTACCAAGGGAATCATTCCCTTGTAAATAACGAGGAGCGATACAAGATTATATTCCACGCAAAACGTGCGATTCAAGAGCTTAACTATGATGCGTTCAAGGAAATCAAAGCGTTAGAGATTTCGCTGCCGGATACGGTGCGATACGTGCTTCCCTCGGACTATGTTAATTGGGTTAGGGTATCAATGTTTGAGAACGGCGTGCTATTTCCGTTAACTGAAAACATTCAAGCTACTACTGCTCAAGCGTATCTTAAAGATAATAGCGGGGCTTTATTGTTTGATGAGAACGGCGAGGTGCTAAACCCTGAGTTCTCAGATTTTGACCTTGCTAGGATTAAAGGAACTAAGAAGAGTATATACCTAAACGAGTCTAGCCCATTCAACGGTAATGAAGGTTACTGCTGTGATGGTGCTTGGTATTTTGACTACGCTATAGGTGCTCGTTATGGTTTAAATACAGAGACTGCAAATGCTAACCCAACCTTCAGGATAGATTCTAAGGCGGGTGTTATAAACTTTGACTCTACAATGGCAGGTAGGTCTGTTATATTAGAGTATGTTTCTGATGGTATGGAGGGTGGTAATAACTCTCTCATTACTGTAAACAAGTTGTTTGAGGAGTACGTGTACGCATACATTCAGTACGCTATACTTAATAGCAAGCTTGGTGTTCAGGAGTACATAGTTTCTCGTGCAAGAAAGCAGAAGTCAGCACTACTACGTAATGCTAAAATAAGAATTAGTAACATACACCCCGGTAGACTCCTAATGAATCTAAGAGGGCAATCTAAGTGGATTAAATAAATATGGCTAACTTAAAAAGGCACTTTATATCCGGTAGGATGAATAAGTCTGTCGATGAACGGCTTGTACCTAACGGTGAGTATGTGGACGCAATGAATGTTCGTCTTGGTTCTACTGAAGAATCTGAGATAGGTTCTGTAGAGTCATCAAAGGGTAACGAGCTTTTAACTGCAATTAACTTAGGGACTTACTCAGATGTACAGTATGACTTAAGTCCTAATGCAAGGTGTATTGGGGCTTTTGAGGATGGTGCTAATGAAACTATATATTGGTTTATACACGATAATAATACAGGTACAAATACAAGTACAAATAAAGCTGACCTTATTGTGTCTTATAATACAAATGTAAAGTCAGTAGAGTACCACGTTATTAGTTTTAAAAACGATGATGACCCTACAAACACCACGTTAAACTTTAATTCTAGTTACCTTGTTAGTAACGTAAATAAGGTTGGTAACTTTTTGTTTTTTACAGACAACTACAATCCACCAAGAAAGATAAATGTAAACTCAAGTTACGGATACCCAACCTCAATCACGGGTAGCGATAACTTTGAGTACAATGATATATTAGTAATTTTAGACCCACCTGCTCAAGCACCTTTGGTTACAGGTATTGACAACCCAAGCATTACTGATACTTTTATGCAGGACAGGTTTATATGCTTTGGTTACAGGTATGAGTACGCTGACGGCGAGTACTCAGCTACATCACAGTTTACCAATCCAAGTTTTTTACCTAAACCATTTGAGCTTTCACCTGAGAGCGGTGTAAACGATGGTATGGTAAATAGTATAAACACTGCTGAGGTTACCTTTTTTACAGGCGGCTCTCAAGTAAAAAGTGTTGAGATATTATTTAAAGAGTCTGACTCAGGAACTATTAAGGTTATTGAGAAGCTTAACAAGAAAGACTTAAACTACTTAGACAACACGAATTATACGTATTTATTTACAGATAGTAAGATATTTACTATACTATCAGAGGGTGAGATATTACGTTTGTATGATAACGTACCATTACTTGCTAAAACACAAACCTTAATGGGTAACCGTATTATGTACGGTAACTACGTTGAGGGTTACGATTTAAAACGTGGCGGTCAAAATACTCGACTATCTTACACTGTAGATGTTAACAGCACAGATATTGGTTTTAACGCATTATCTAATAATGGGTTTAACAATGTCGGATACACTATCAACTCTGCTTCTCCTGTAACTACACTTGGTAATGTGGTTGTAGATTTATCAAACATACAGGATAAGTTAACAGCGGGCTCTGCCTTTTCATTTAGCTTTAGGCTAGAACATAATAGTTTTAATGGAGCACCTGCAACTTTACCTGCATCTACAAATAACAACATGGAGTTTGGGTTTACATACATACTCCCTCAGAACTTTAGTAATACAACAGAGCTTTTAAATAGCACGGACTTTCAAGATAAGTTAGGCTTATCCTCTTCTATAGTGCCTATAAGTACAGCTTGTGAAAGGCAAACCTTAACAGATAGATATAACTGCGCGTTGTCAGACACTCTTCAAGGAGGCTATAGTCTTTATAGCAGCGGTATTTCTGCTGTTGAACAACCTATCATTGCAGGTCCTTCATCAGGTACGGAGATGAGTCTAGTTGTTTTGGCAGCGGTATATACAAACGACCCTGCTCTACCTGTTATAGGTAGCTTAGCTTTTGAGTATTTTGATATAGCTGAGGCTGAGTTCTCTTTTCAACAAGAGCCAAGCTCTGCGAGCCTTCATAGTAACAGAGGTTACGAGATAGGTATTGTTTATATGGATGGGTTTAACAGGGCTACGACAGCTTTGGTGAGTGAGTCGAATACAGTTTACGTTCCCTGCTCAGCAAGTCCGACTAAAAATGAGGTGGTTGTAAATATACCCCCATCACAATTAGCTCCTGACTTTGCTAAGAGATATAAGTTTGTGATAAAACCTGACGGTGAGCAGTACGAAACTATTTACTCAAACATTTACTTTAAAGACTCTGAAAGCGATTTTACATACTTCTTATTGGAAGGTGAGAACATTGCTAAGGTTGAAGAGGGTGATAGATATATCGTAAAACGAGACTCAACAGGGCCGTTAAGGAGCTGTGCTCAAGCAACTGTATTGGAAAAGAAAGCTCAGGCAGAGGATTTTATAACAGTTTTGGACTCAAATGGAGACGCTATAACAGTTCCCGCAGGAACTTATATGAAGATGATGACCACTAACTTTGCAGCAGGCTCATCAAGTTCTTCGTTCAATCAATCAGGTATTCAATCGGCTGAGCAAAACGTGCCTAGTACAATTACTTATCTTGAGTATGATGGATTTAGCACCCCCGCTTCAGGTGGTGGTAGCCCATACACAAATACTTTTATACATAGAGGTTCTCAAATTAATATTAGCATTGATTGGTACAGGGCGGGAACTAACTATGTAGGAGATAGAAATTGCAATAAGTTAGAGTATAACTTTACAGCTAATGTTACAGCTTCCCAAGACTACGTAGATATTATAGCTTTATGGAATGGTGAGAATGTATCAAACCTACTACCTAATGACTTTGTTTACAACTCAACATTACTTACCACTACTGCGGAAATAACTGCATTTGAACAAAGCGGAACCTCTTCAACTAGAAGGTTGCAGTGGTTTAAAAACGCAACTGATAACCAAATAAAGCTTTTGATTAGTGGTTATCAATCTTGTGCAAGCGGTACTACTTCAAGTATTACCTCTAACTTTCAAATATTTATAGCAGGAGAAACTAATCTTATTGTTTTTGAAACCGAACCTACAGACGCTTTACCTGACGTTTGGTATGAGGGTCAAGATTCGTATCCAATTGATACAGTTACAGGATACCACTTAGATGGTGGTAACTTTGCTGACCCTGATGACCAAGACCAAAGCGCAACACAGCCTGCTATACTACACCTTAAGTTTTCTAACTGCTATGCTTTTGGTAACGGAGTAGAGAGTTATACTATTAGAGATTCTGTAAAAGGAAGAGCTATGAGCTTAGGTAATCGTGTGACTACAGTTTCAGAGCAGGACTACAAAAGAGCTCATAGAAGCAGTGATATTACTTATAGTGGTATATACAATGATGAGACGAACTTAAATAGATTAAACGAGTTCAACTTAGGGTTAGCTAATTTTAAAGCCTTAGAGGACTCCTTTGGACCTGTAAACAAGCTTTTTGCTCGTGAAACAAATATACTCACCCTTCAGGAAGATAAAATATCTTACGTTCTTTCGGGTACAAATTTATTGTCAGACGCAAGTGGTGGTGGTGTTTTAACGTCTGTACCTGAGGTGTTAGGTAAGCAGATAGCTAGAATAGAAGACTACGGTATTAGTGATAATACTGAGAGCTTTGCCTCGTATGGTAGCAGTAAGTTTTTTACAGATGCTAAGCGAGGCGCTGTTATACAGTTAAAAGGCGACGGCCCATCAGAAAGTCTTAATGTTATTTCAGAGCTTGGAATGCGCAGTTGGTTTAGAGACTTATTTACTGATAGCTTTGAAACTCAAAAGCTTGGCGGTTATGACCCTTACATGAATGAGTATGTTTTATCTAACAACGACATACTACTACCTAAAGAAGAGGAGTGTATTCCTTGTGGTCAAAGGCAAACTTTCTCATTAAAGCCTAGCGGAACTAAATCTTTTTGTGTAGACTTATTAACAACGCTTGGCGATGTTCCATTTATTTTTTCTGCAGGAGCTGATGAATTTACGGTATCAATAAATTGGGATGGCAGCACTTCCATATACCCAAGCATAACAGGTAATGAAACTAGAACTCTTAATAAAGATAAAACAACCCCAACAAAAGCATTAATATCTATACAAAATAATAGTTCGGAAAATGATGCAACTATTGATTTAACTTCAGGATGCCCTGAGGGGACGGCGCAAAAAATAAGAACTATTGTACTTACTAATAATAGTGACGCGAGTAAGGTGTTAAATTGTTTTTGGAGTTATGATGGTGGTACTTCAGAGGTATTCAGTCCTGACAATATTATAGAATTTACTAGCAGTACTGATGCTGCACATGCTTCTTTTTACCAAACATACATCGGAGACCAAGGGCAGGGCTCAATACCTGTAAAAGGAAATGACCTTACCATAAGAACAAGTGCTAATGCTGAAACTTTTTATAACTTAAATAATAAAGACAGGTTTTTGTGGTTAAATACTGATACAGACTACGCAAATACGTCAGCAGACTTATTGAATTTGATTGGTGCGGCAACCTCTCTGACACCAAATAATAATGGTGCAAATGAGTTTAGTGCTACATTTACTATGCCTACAGGAGCTTATGAATACTTATATTTAGTATGGGACTTACGAAGACAGCCTGAAAGCTTTGTTTGTTTTGACGCTTCTAGTTTAGCAGATGTATGCTGTGAATGTTCTTGTTCGCAAGCTACAACTACTTATACAGTAACCAATTCAGGTAGTACAACTATTACAGTAGGTTACAACGGAGGCTCTAACGCTGAAACTTTATTAGGTAATTCTTCTGTAGATGTTTGCTCTACAGATTACCCTACTTTTACCCCTGTTACCGCAGCAGGTGTTACTATAACAGTTAAAGATTGTGATTGCTAATGGCTAATTTTGGAGATTATTATTTAAACGGCTCAGACTTAAGCACTGCAACGGCGGTGTTTACAGATTCAGATATGACAACTCTTGCTATTGCAGGGTATTATTCAGACGGTGTTGTTACGAGGTATCAAACCGCGTCAGTGGGCCTCGGCCCTGTATTAACTTGCCCTCAGTGTACAGACTTAGCCCCATCAACTATTCAGGGTTTATCAATAGCACCTCAAGGATTGTATGAGATATATACAAATTTTGGTACTGATATTGGTGCTATAAGAGTTGAGGCTATTAACTTAGTTATAACCGCGCCATCTGCACAATCTAAACCTGTGGGATTGTTTTTTTTAAATACAAGCTCGCAACAAAGATATGGTAGGTTTTCTAATAGGGGAGGTAACACTTCTACTTACTCAGGTCCTATAGTAACCGCAGACCAATCAATACCTCAATATTTTTGGTGGGGAGACTATAATAATTATTGTTCAAATTGGTCTACTACTGATATGAGTTTTGATAAATTTGAGTACAACACTCAGTCTGATTCTTATCAAGCTACCGGAAATTCTATAGCAACTACAAATGCAAATAAAATACCTACAGCTTTAACTAATCAAACTTTAAACGATACATTAATTACATACATACCAAAGGCAAGCGCAACTGATTTTACTTTATTAAGTCAATTATATCTACCTTGCACTGCAGCTTCAGTAACAGTAAACGTAAATGCTCCTGTGGCTTTGAGCGCAATAAGTTGTTCACCGGGAACAATATTGAGTCATCTAGATGCTTGTGGTTATAGTTTTATATTTGTAGATTACTTTCACGGACCTGCAACCACCACTGTAAGCTCAATAATAAACATAGGAGATTTTATGTTTCAAGACGCTAACGCATCTGCAATATTATTTGATGGGTATTACAAAACTAGTGGAGCAAATCTACAAGGAGTAGCTGTGCCTTTTGGTTCATTTAGAGTTCAAGGAGGAGTAGTAACAGAAATACAAGCTTGTTAATATGGCAGATTACACACTAACATACAGCGAAGGTTCAAAGGGATTTCCTTCTTTTTACAGCTACTATCCTGACTATATGATTGGGATGAATAATTATTTTTACACGTTTAAAGGTGGTCAACTATATAGGCATAATACCAACGACATTCATAACAGGTATTATGAAACTACTTACAGCTCAATGATTAAGACTGTAATAAATCAATCCCCACTAGAGAATAAGTTATTTAAAACAATTAACTTAGAGTCTACTGATGCTTGGACGGCTGATATTTTAACTGACGTTAACTCTCAGTTAGGTAAGATACCTTCCGATGAGTTTGTAAAAAAAGAAGGTAACTACTTTGGCTATGTACGAAATCAAGGTGTTAGTGATACCGTATCTACAATATCAAGCTCTGAGTTAAACTCAAGAACAATTGGTGGTTTAGGTGTTCCATACACTCAAAATGTAGGTAGCATGAAGTTTTTTCTTTCAGAGACGAGTCTTAGTATTGGGGATTACATATATAGGTATGATAGTTTTGCTAACTCCCTGATATTTGTAGGTCAGGTTACGAATCTTGCTTATTCAAACGTATCTGCAAATAATGGTTCAGTTTTAACCGTTACGCATAACGGAACCACCGTTACTTCCGGCACGTCTATAATGTACGCTAAGGATACCGCGGCTGAATCAATGGGGGTTATGGGCCATTATGCTGAGGTAACTTTAACACTTCCAAGCACAGTGACAAGCCCTAGTGAGCTTTTTGCTATTGAGTCTGAAACAATGAAAAGCTATCCTTAAATTTTAGTATCTTTGTTGTTATATGATATTTAGCACAAAAGCACTACGAGCCGAAGATTATGACAACACCTTAGTAGGGTGGTGGAACGATTGGGGAGGTCAAGCTCCAAGCAAGGAGTTTCTTCCTGAGGATGGATTGTCGGGGTTAATGATTTGGGATGAGGATACACCTATATGCGCAGGTTTTTTGTATGACACCAACTCAAAGATAGCATGGATAGATTGGATTATATCCAATAAGGATTATAGAAAGAAGCCACACCGCAATAACGCTATTAACTATTTACTAGATAGCTTGATTGGTGTAGCGCAGAGCATGGATAAGAAATATATTTTTGCGAACAACAACAACCCTTTACTCGTAAATCATTTTGTGGGTAAGGGATTTAGTGTTGGGGCTAAAAATCAAACAGAATTACTTTTAAAAATATAACTATGGGAGTAGAATTAGCTGCTATGTCAGGTTTAGTTTCAGCGGGAATGTCTTTCTCGCAAGCCTCTAAAGCAAGAAAGGAAAGGGAACAAGCTCAAAATCTAGCTGACGAAGCTTTTGCTGAGGCAAGAGAACAACTAGAAGTCAACTACTTAGAGGAGCTTAGCATAAGTAAAGAACCGTATGAGAGACAGCGTGAGGCACTTGCTCAGCAAGCTGCTCAAGCAATTGAAGTAGGCCGAGAGGGTGACCCTAGGCTAGCCGCAGCTACTGCAGGTAGAGTTCTTGGTCAAGCTCAGAAGGCAGAGCAAGCAATTACTACTCAACAAACCCAAGACATTGAATCTTTAGAGAAAGCTGTTGCTGATGAAGAAAAAGTTTTGGCTACAAAAAGGGCTGAGCTTGATTTAGCTCAGGCTGAAGGGGCGGGTATAGCTGCTGCTGAAGCTGCTAATTTAGAAGCTACCTCTATGCAGTCCGCAACCCAAGGATTAGTTGATACAGGTATGGGGTTGTACGAGATGTCTGAGTTATACCCTCAGCAAAAACTTGCAGGTGTAACAGGAACTAATCAAGGACGCGTAAAGGGTGCTCAAGGTAAATTTAGATAATAATGGCAAAGTCGTATTATAAGTTTGATAAACGCCCTGACAAAGTAACTGTAGATTGGGGTGCTATAAGTAAAGATTTTTCTACTCGATTATCTGAAGAAAGAAATCGTAGAGAGGATTTAAAGTCTGAGATTGCAGAGGATACTAAGAAGTATTTACGCACAGTGCAGGACACACCTCAGGGTCAAAACCAATCAGCTAACGATAGGATGGCCTCTTTTGCTGAAGCTGCAACAAAAACAAGATTGATGCAGGAGCAGAAGCTTAAAAGCGGAGAGCTTAAGCTTAGGGATTACTATGCTCAGAAAGCTAACCTTGAGCAAGGGACAACTGACCTGTTTGAGGTTGCTAAAAATTTCAACACCAACTTTGAGAAGAACATGCAGAGGGCTAACACCAACGCGTCTCAGGTTGAGATATGGAATAATGGTAGGCTGCAAGATTTTGCTAACCCCGCTAAATCACAGATTATTGTAGACCCTGAGACCGGTGAGGTTTTAGTGGCTAAGGTAGTAGACGGCGTTCCGTCTAATACAGACATAGCTTCAGTGTTTAGTTTGAAGAGTGGTGTCAACCAAGAGATTGATAGGGTTGATGTAAAGGATTGGGCAAGTAAAACGCTTGACACTTATAAGGAAGACTTTCAACAAGTTCTTGCAAGTGGAGGTTCAGTTACATCAAAATTAGAAAACCCTAAATTTAAAGAAGCAATTGATAAAGATGTTGCTGCTAAATTAAAGACAGGTAGTTATACGGCTGCGAGTGTGTTGGCAGATAATACAGATAAAGAGTACACGTTCTCTACGGATGAGAAAGATAGAGGTAAGGATGGTGTTATAATGATGATACCAAACCCTCAGAATCCGGGCAGTGGTGTATTAGTTCCTGACTTAACAGAGGCACAGGAGAAGGAAGCCTCTAAGGTTCTTAAAGATTCAATACTTGGTAGATTAGGTCGTAAAGAAACACCCGCACCTAAGGTAACTAAAAGTGAGATTGAGGTTGCTAGTATTCAAGATAGGACTGCTAATTACAAGAAAGATATTAAAGATGTTATAGTATTAGGTGGTGATAATTTTTCGGAGTCGGCTGAGCGCTTAATCACAAGGTATAACAAGGATGCAAAAAAGGGTCAAGATATAATTCTATCTATAGACAAAAAAGAGGATTCTATACTTATTGAGTACGAAGATAAAGAGGGTGGTACACGACTTGAGACGATTGATATTACAGGAAAATCATCTCAACAATTAGCTGCTGACCTTTCGGATAAGGTAAAGCCTAGAAATATTAATATACCATCAGAAGGATTTGCTGAGCTTGAGATTAACATTGAACCGGGTAGGGGTGAAAGAGGTAAGGTGATAGAGAAAGTAACACCTATATTGCAAGATTTCTTTATATTAGAAGATAATAGTAATATAAAGGTAGATGAAGCTTTTAGTGGTCAAGATACTGAAAAAGCTGTTGAGTTGACTAACGAGTTACTATCTAGAAACTTCTCTAACCTAAGGACCTCAACTGAAGAAGTTTCCGGAACTAAAAATATTTTATTGAAAATAGGAGACTTTAATATTGAGGTAGGTTACGATATAGAAAATACTAGAGCGTACCTAAACGACTTGCAAGAAATATTTGATGCAGTTAGAAAGGGAGACACCGAAGGCTTTGAGTCAAAATACAAAATTACATCTACTCATTCAAGTAAAAATACAGATAGCCGAGGTAGGCCTCTAAAAAAATCACCAACCAAGGAAGTAGACTACAGTAACTTATAGTAAAAGATAAACATAATGAACGAGCAGGTATTAAAAGATTTATACGATAGAGCTGTATCTAAAGGTTATCAAAAATCTATTGAAGAGTTTAATGCGTTACTACAAAGTAATGAAAACGTATTAGCCGATAACTACGGTTACGTGCAAGAGAAGGGATACCAAAAGTCTTTTGAAGATTTCTCTGTTTTAGTAGGAGTAAAAAAAAAAGAAGATTCGGTTTCAGTTTCTCAGCAGGTCGTTACGGATTCTACTATACCACAGCAGCAGGAAGAGGTTATTTCTTCGGAGTCTATCACACTTGAAGAACCTTCTGAATATACTGTTGTACAGGATGCAGAACCAAGTAGACAGTATCAGGGTGATAAACCGATTTCATTAGAGAAGTCTACCGCCATTGAGAGGGTGTTCGGTAAGAACGAACTTACCGATTTGTTTGGTGACATCTATAGAGCAGGAGCAGCAGGTCAAGCCCAAGGTGGTTCTGTTGACGAGGCTTTAGAGTTGTTTGCAAAAGGCTCTGACGTTTCAGATGATGACATCCAAGAATTTATTGCTGCACAAAAGCGCATGCAGTCTATGGGTGAGTCTGATGAGATGCGTGATTTCCAAAAAATTTATCAAGAGAATGGTGGCGGTTGGCTAGGCTTTGTAAAAGGTGTGGCTAAGAACCCTACCGTTATACCACAGTTATTTGTATCGTCAGTTAGCGCTATGGCTACCCCTGCAGTCCTTGCGGGCGCAGCAAGTGGTGCAGCGGGTGGTGCTTTAGTTGGTGGACCTGCCGGTGCTTTAATAGGTGCTATGGGTATGGCGGGTACTACACTTGAGACAGGCCTTACTTATGCTGAGCTACTGCAAGAGCAGCTTGGTGACAAGCCTATGACCACTGAGAATATAAGAGCTGTATTGGGAGACAAGGAGGCGATGGATGAGATTCGCTTTAAAGCTGTAGGGCGTGGTCTTACAATTGGTACTATTGATGCTATCACGGGCGGTCTTGCAGGTAAGCTTACTACTAGCGTTGTAAAATCTACAGGTCGAAAACTTTTAGGTGCTACCGCAGGTGGTACTGTTGAAGCTGTAGGTGGTTCTGCGGGTGAGGTTGCAGGTAGATTGGTTGCGGGTCAGGAGATGGACGTTGCTGAGATTGGTTTTGAAGGTATTGCAGGTACGGCCACAGCTCCATTAACTGTGGGTTATGGTCTATACAAGGCCCCTAAGTACCACATAAATGGTAAAGATAAGAATGCTGCAGTATCAGGGCCTGACATGGCTAGGTTTATTAGAGAGGCTAACCCTAACGATTTAATTAAGGCTGAGGTTAACATTGTTAATGACGATGTGCTACAGGCTGAGTACACAAAGAAATACCAAGAGGCTGTAACTAAGAGAGATATATCTGAGGCTGACCCTGAGATGAACCAACCTACGCTTGACGCTATCACAGAGCTTCAGGTAGAGTTAAATAACCTTAAAGGTAAAGACAATCAGGTAGCTAAGGATAGAGCTAAAGTCATAAGAGAGGAGATAAAGAATCTCCAAGAGAACCCATTAACAGAAGAAACAGATGCCATTCAAGAGCCAAGCGCAGAGACGGTGGATGTACAAGAACAAGCCGCAGTTAGCGAAGGAGTTCGAGAAGGAGACACCGAAATCACAGCAGTTACCGAAGAGGTTGCACAAGAAGATGTACAAGAACAAGATGTCTCTCCGGAGCTACAGAGCGAGGTAGATAAAGCTATTGCGGACGAGCAGTTAGATTTAACCGAGTTAGATGATGTGATTACTGAGGAAGTTGCACCTGAAGAGACGGTTGCTGAGGAAGTCGCACCTGAGCTTACTGAGCAAGAGGAAGTTCAGAAAATGATTGATGATGTTACTGAGGAGTACGAAGGGGAGATTGAAACCATTCAGGAAGAGATAGCTATAGAAAAAGGGAACACCAAAGCAGGTGTTGATGAGCTGAAGCAGTTAATAAAAGAAACAAAAGAAAACAAAGACCTAACCCTTACTCAAAGATTGAGTGAGTTAGAGAATTTAAGAGAGCAGTTATCTGAGTTCAAGGAAGACCAAAAAAATCAACTAGATATCTACAAAGAAGATATTAAGGAGAAGAAACGTGAGATGAGGTCTGAGATTATTTTCAATAAAAAAGAAATTAAAAGAAGTAGAAAGTTAGCTGATAAAGGTCCTGAATTTAGATTAAGAGATGAGGTAGAATCTCAGATTGACGAGTCAGAAGTAGCTAAGGTTACTGACGTTATTAACGAGATAGAGTCACCAAATAAAGATGTTAAACTAGGCTTTGAAGCCTCAAGCCCTATAGATGTTAATGCTTTAAATGAAAGAACGGACACACCCTTAAACTCTACAACATTAGAGGTTGTAGATGGTATCCCAACTATATTTAACATAACAGACCAACTTACTACAGGTGATACTGTTAACCCTGAAACGGGCAACACTATTGACAACCTTAAGGGTGCGGTAGGATTTAACGGAACTAAGGGGCATGAGAACTTTGCTTGGGCTAACGTAGACACTAAAGAGGCTGACACTATAATCTCAAAAGCTAAGCAGGTATACGAAGATAACAAGTCTTTGTTTGACGATTGGTGGGCTGCAAACCCTGAGTATAATGGATTAGTGCCAATGAATATTGTTAAGATGGGTGAGAGCTCTGTAGTTTCCAACGAGGCTACGTTTAGAGTTTTGTCTGATAATATAAAATCACTACCCTCTAAGAATAAAAAGGCGGCTCTTAAAGCATTAAAGAGTGAGTTGGATTTAGAGATTAAAAAATTAAGCTCAATAGAATCTCCTTCTAAGTCGCAGTTAAAAACCCTAGGGCTTTACCGTAGAATTAAAAATCAGGTATCTAATTCAGGGGCTACGTCTATTGACCAAGTTTTATCTAGTGAGTTTGCTAAGAAAATTTCACTACCCGCTAGGACTTTGCTTATGGGAAAGGTTACATCTAGCACCCCTAATACTCCGGGAGCTAAATCTAAAACTCCGTCAGCATCAAAGAAGCCTGTCGTGTTAGCTTTATTGAAAGGTCAACCTAGCGAGGCTAAAACAAAATTAAACCTCGGTGTAATAACTGACACAATTACAGACCCTGAATTAAGAAACGTGCCTATTGGTAGTGTAATTTCATTGGTAGGTGTTGACGTTTTAAACCCTGAGGTGCTAGAGACTACGCATCCAAACTATCCTTACGGCGTGAAGGGTAAATCAATTGGTGTACTAGAAAATCCTGTGCCTATGGAAAAAGCTTATCCTAAAGCGTATGAGAAAAGCTTTAAGGTACTTATTCAAAAGGAGTCTAAGGGAGCTAAAGCGTCTGCGCCTAGCATACTAAGTCAGCAAGCAGGTGTTGGTATAGGTATACCTTCTCTAGATTATGTGGGTGCTGTAACTAGCTCTAATACTGACAATGTAAATAAGCTTGTTTCTTTTTTAAGAAAAGCGTTCCCAAGCGTAACCCTGTCTGTAGACTCAAAAGAGTTTAACGAGGTTATGAACTCGGAAGGGGTTAAGAAGTATTTAAAAGGCGGGGAAGTTGTTTACGGTGTAACGGTTAATGGTGACGTTTATGTTAACCCTGATATTCACAACTCAGAGTCGGCTATATTTAATACAGCTATACATGAGATGGGTCACGTATGGACTGACTTTCTTCAGACAACTGAAAAAGGGAGAGAGATATACAATAAAGGTGTTGAGTTAGTAAAGGAAACAGATGTATACAAGAAGCAACTTGAGGTATTCAATGGTGATGTAGCTAAAGCAGCCAATGAAGCCTTAGCAATTCTTATCGGTAACAAGGGTGAGACTATAACTCAAGGAGCCTTAAAGAGTGAGTTTACTGAGTGGTTACTTGGTTTATGGAACTACATAAAACAGGAGTTTAAACTATCCAAAGACTTAACGGCTGAAGATGTTCAGGGCTTAACTCTTGACCAATTTCTAGGAACTGCTCTAGCTGACATACTTAGTGGTGAGGAAATTAAAACCACAAAAAAACAGAGAGCTGAGATGAAGTCTTCGGCTGCATTTAAAAAGGCAGACGCTTCTAGTAGGGGTACGAAGCTATCTAACTTCAAGGTAAAATCATTCGTTGAGAAGGCTCGTGGTTTGGGTTACTCAGACGCAGCTATTAGTGCATTGCTTACACAGAGGGGCGTAAAGCCTGAGTTGGTTGCTGAGGTTGTTGCTACTGAGAAGACCGCAGCACCAAAGCCTAAGCTTACAGAAGAGTTAGTGCCGGGGTATGATAGATTAGCTAATGAAGTAGAGGGTATTATTAAAAAATCAAAGAAACGTGGTGTTAAGTTTAACGACATCATGGACAACGTAGCTGAATATGTTAAAGGTTCTCGTGTTTATGAAACAGCTACCGATGTAGTTCGAGAAAAATTACTGAGAGATATACGTAAGCAGTTTGGTTTAAAGGAGAAGACAGCTCCTACACCAAGTCGTTTGCTCGGTGCTATAAGAGATGTTAAGAAGGTAACACTGAAGGAAAGTGAGCTGTTAAAGATTAGGTTGCAAGAGGCTGTTAAGGCTGCGAAGGATGCTAAGAATTTTATAGCTGATACGCAGCAAGCTTTATCCGCTGAGGTTGACGCTTTAATTAAGAAAGGTACTCTTACTCAAAGGCAAGCATCTGCTATATTGAAAAAGTTTGCTAAGACTGACGTGACTAAAGCTAAGTCTGTAGACGCTTTCACTGAGTATGTAGCTAAAGTATTCAACGACTCAGAAGGAAAGTACAAGAAGGGTGTTGTAAAAGATATTCTAAAGTTTGTTACCGAAAAAGCTAAGAAAGCTATTACTGACAGTAATAAAGCTAGAGGTAAAGGGTTAGATGCACAAGGACAGCAGTTTTTTGCTGCAGCTAAAAGAGTTCTTAAGAGAATCCTTGAGGGCGACTTTGACGCTGAATCAATAGAGAAGAAGTTCTTCCCTGACATTGATGAGGTGTTATCTAAGGAAGGAAAGCTTACGGTTAAAGAGCAAAACCAACTTGACGCTTACATTGCTTTTGAATCATTCAAAGGCGTAGAAGACATGAGTGTTCAAGAAGTTGAAGCACTATTAAAAGACTTAAAGGAAGCTCGTTCTGAATCAATATCTAGACTAAAAGAAAAACTTGAGGCTGAGAAGGCTGAGGTGAAGGCTCTTAGAGATGAGGCTGACTCCAATATACAACAAGGATACTCAGCTCTTTACAATGAGGACGGTTCACCACTGACTGAAGAGCAGCTTAGAGCTCGTCAGAATGAAAGATATAATGCGTTGATGAGTGGTCAGCTAGGTAAAGCTTTCAAGCTTTATGTGTCTGAGTTTCCTTTAACCAAGCCGGGTAAATTCTTAACAGGTATAGCTAATAACTTAAAGCACTTAGGTACTCTAACAAATGGATTGGACAAGGTTGGTAAGTTCTTTACTAAGAATGTATACGAATCCCTTAACGCCATGGAGAGTTTGTATGCTAAAGGATTACAGAGTACTCGTACTAAGATGGATGAGATTGCAAGCTCTATAAATGGCATTAAAAATTACAAGGACATTCAATCTAAACTAGCCACAGGCGTACATAAGTTTAATGGCTTAACCGTAACGGTTAAAGAAAAAGGTAAGAAGGTTAGAAAGAGACCTTTAGATAATGTGTTATTTAACGCTGACCAATTAATGCGGATATACGCTCTTAGTAAAAACAGTGTGCAAAGAGAAAAGTTGAGGAATCAAGGGTTTACTGATGAGAAGTTAAAACAAATTGAAAACATCCTTGGTAAAGAAGTTGTAGAGTTCACAGATAAAGTGGTTGAGTATTTAAGCAATGAATACTTTGAGCAAACCAATGATGTATATTCAGATGTAAACAATGTAAACTTAAGCTATGTAGAAAACTACTTTCCTACTCAGACTATAAAAACCAAGGTTGACTCTAAGCTTTTAGATGAAGGAGATTTCAACGGCGTGTTTAATGCTCAAGTAGCCCCTGCATTAAAGGAGAGGGTTGATTTGACGGGTGACGTATCTATACTTAACGCTGACTTTACAACAACCTTAGAGAATCACTTTGAAACTATAGAGCGATACAAGTCTTATGCTGA